CTGTCTTTAATTATTTTTGTGATTTGTATCACGTTTTATTTTCGTTACCCTATTGACATTATATATACAATGTATATAATAGAGCCATCAAAACAAGAAACTAACCAGGAGATTAAAATGAACGCAACCAACCAAGAAATAGAAGCGGTAAGAGTAATAGCAAAAGAAGAAGGAAAAACACCTTTAGAATTGATTACTTTCTTACAATCAGCGGCTGCTAAAATTGGTGATGAAAAAACACTATCAAAACTCTGCTTAATAAAAAGAACCTTTATTGATGAAATAATGGCGGCATGATAACAACCCGCCGCACGGACGCGGCATAACACCACCGGAGATACGAAAATGAAACTTTCGCAATTAAAACAAGTTATTAGCTCTGATATTAACTATGGAGATATAGACCATATTATCCGCATATGTGGAGACCAAGAATGCTCTTTTTTTAAAACATTCAAAAACCCAAGAGAAATTAGACGAACATATCCTAACATTGATAATCTAAGCGGTGTTAATGAGGGGTTAATAATAGACAATTCCGGCTTTTTAATCAGGGTTGTTTCCAATTATGGAGAAAACGAAAACGTCGCAAATTTTGAATATTTAGTGTATGGCGATGAATAATGGAACTACCAAGTCCAGTGCAAATAAAAAAGCTCGCATGGATGCTGGCTTAACCCAAACAGAAGCCGCCATTTTAATTTATTGCTCATTGGGAGCTTGGCAAAAATGGGAACAGGGTGACAGAACAATGCACCCTGCTTTCTGGGAGCTTTTTTTGATAAAGACCGGCCAATCGTAAGCTTTGATTACCTATTTATTTTCGTTACCCTATTGACATTTTATATACAATGTATATAATAGAGCCATCAAAACAAGAAACTAACCAGGAGATTAAAATGACAACATATAGAAAAATTACATATAAAAACGGGGCCTGGATACAAATAAACTTTGTTGATGGCGAGCCTATGACCTACGAAGTAAGCCGCGAACATGGAGTCGGGGTATTATTACAACAAGCTGCAGAAATGATTTTATTAGGCTTTGAAGGTTGTCTTAAATTTGACAAACTGGAAACTGAAATTAACTCACATTTATGAAAACCACCCGCCGCACGGACGCGGCCACCAACACCACCGGAGATACGAAAATGTCTAGATTAGACGCAGAAAAAGCTTATAAAAAAGCACTGGCAGATTGGAATAAATCACAGTTTATAAGTGAAGAGGCATTTAACGCCGCCGATGCCGCGCTATATATTGCAAGAAAAAACTTGGTTGATACTGAAATAAAACAACCGACTTACAAAGAAATAAAAAAACAAAATGAAGTTTTACGGTTAAGAAATCGCGGCTTAGATGTATGACTGAAAACAAAGCCAAGGCGGCACGGATAGCCGCCAAACTTTCAGCAAGGGAGGCCGCCAAACTTGTCCAGGTTGCAACTGTGACCTGGCAGGTTTGGGAAGGCCAAACCAAACGCAAGACAGAAATCCCGTTTGCTACTCTTGAGTATTTCAGGCTTGTTACCGGGACGCATCCGACGCACGTTTTAATTGAGCGTTAATAACTTAGCCGTATTTCTCAGTTAACTGCTTAAGAGTTAATTCCCGCCCAGTCTGATCCAATAATTGAGAGGTCGTTATCTTCCCGTCTTTCCAGAGTTGATACCGGCCTTTCCCCAACATTTCTTCAACCTGCGCCGGCGGCACCCGCTTAAGGTATTCATCAAACGTGATTTTTGCATCAACCGGACCGATGGAGCTTGCTCGCTCAAAGCCTGGCGTAGATTCTTTGGGGGTGTAGATTGACTGCGCTGAGGTGAGGCAACGGCATTTTACGTGCAATGGCGCCTGTTTAAACGGGAATTTGTTCGGCGCAATCGGCTTTTTTTCTATAACCGTCCATTTCTTTCCGCTGCGGGGAATACACTGCTGCACGCATGTATGGCCGTCGAGAGTTGAAACGTGTACCAAGCACCTTATCACGTCCGCATTAGCTTCAAATACAGCCATCCTCGCATCGTTTGCGACAGTTTGAATCGAGGTATGCACCAAGCCGAAAGCATCCCGCTTGGCCTTCAAATCGAGCAATTCGTTAACCGGGTTTATCAGTTTGCTGTAGTCGCTGCCCTGGAGTATGCCCTGACGGATAATCCCTCCGAACTTGAACTTAACGTCTGAAGCTTGCTTATCCCACCAGGCAGCCAACGGCGAACCATCAAACATCACATTGGACATGATGCTCTTCATGTGCCCGACAGTGGGCAATCCTGCGGCAATCGTGATCGGGATAGCGGCCTGGACTGCCGCCTGCGCCGTGCCGACAACGTGCATAAATAACGACTCAATATCAAGCTGTGTCGCGGCCTGATTGTAGTAAGCGTCTATCACCGCATCGGCTTCATTTATCAACGCCTGCACCTGACGTTTAGTCGCTTCAAGCAGGTATTTCTCCGACAGGATAGACAACAACTCGCGCTTCATCCGTTTTAGCAGCGCTTCAACCTCTTTCCGTTGCTGGGCGTCAAAGCGGTTTAGGTAGAGGGAGTCGGTAATTATTTTGTCGTCTATTGATGTGGGCATTTTTATTCAAACCTAAACGAAAAATATCTTTTCAAATCTTTCTTTAAATAAAATTCGTCTTTTTTAGCTTTTTTCATCAACATATCTACATTGTTTTGCTCGTCTATCATATACCTAAGCGCGTTTAGCTCTTCGTCCGAGCAAATCCCAAGAACATCTAATTTATTTATTCTTTCAATAAGTTCTGATTTTGTAAATTTTAAAACAACGTGTTGGTCATTTACAGATGTAAACAATGCTGAAATATTGCCATTATCATTTTTAACTTGTTGGAATTTAATATCAAGTGCAGTCATATACTCTCCGTTAAAGCGCAATCGTTACAAAATGGTTAACCGGAAACAGGGTAACGACGCCTGCTTTTGCTCCGTCGAGCTATCCGGTTAATTTGTGCTATTTTTTAAAACAAATCAACATCAATCATCATCAACCGATGACTCGATTATCTCCAATAAAACCAATGTGGCATATTCAAGCGGAAACTTGAAATTATGCGCCTCTTCCTGGTGTTTGTTTTGGATTAAATCGTGTGCTGCTGAAATTAGCCGAGACTTTTTAAAGGGCGAATCAGTTAACGCAATCTCTAACAGCATCTGTGCAGATGTTAGTCTGCCGTCATTGATACCATTAAAGTCAACCTGTTCTGGCAGGTTATCCCCTGGATAATCTTGAGCGTCAAGCGTGTCATCAGATGATACGATTTCGAAAGACTTAAACCCATCCGCACAAATCCCGATTATTTGGTCATATTTGTGATCGTGACTACCGCTTACCACTACCCTAATACTGTCTAACTTCTCGTTAAAATGAACTCTCAAGACGTCCTTTTCAGCACTATAGTTTCTCATTTTATCAATGAAAACCAGTATTCTAGAAAAATGATAAATATTAGAAGTCCTGTACCATATTTGTATTCCTAGCGCTGAAAATATTCCGTTATAACTCAACTCATGGCCATTTTTACCCATTAATTACCCCTATTTTTTAGACTAAAATCAATTTTACGGCAATTCTGTAATTGCAGCTTGCTCTTCTTCAATCGTCCTTCCGTTTTCTATTAGCTCTCCCTTTTTCAGATTATAGAAAAGTGTCTGGTGACTGATGGCGCCAGCCTGATGAGCCCTGACAAAACTATCAAGCTCCTGCGGCGTCATCGGGTACGGCATCATGTCACGGTTCAGTTCAATTTTGAAATCGTTGTTATCGGAAATACCTGACCACTGGAACAATAGATTTACAGACCAATTCAGAGCGCTTTCGACCGACAGTGAAACCTCGGCAAGCTTAGAGTTATCGCCCATTGCGTGTATTGACGCCGTTTCTGCTGTTTCTACGCCCTTTGGTGACTCTCTGAGCAGACTTGATCCCTCAGCCACCATTTCATCCAACAATCGCGCCATTCTCGCCTGGATCGCCGCCGCCCCGTTTCCGGCCATTTCCAGATAGCCCCATTTTGCCGCCGGGTTGTTGGTCGTTATCGCTGCGCTTAAATTAATCTCGGTTTTTTTCTGTGGATCGTTAAGTTCATTGAATCCGGCCAGCACTGGCGTCGGCGTGGCAATCAATCGGCAAAGATTGGCGTCCATGACATCAGCTTTCAAATGCGCGATATTGGCATTTACCAGGCCCATAATCATGGGCACCGAAGGCTCAACATCCGGGTAAATTTTAAATGGGATGAATCTCATCACCGCCCCGGCCATTTCCGGGTATGTGGGCGCATCGATCAATTCGTATTCATTACCGCCCGCGGTTGCCGCATCTTGCCGTTTACGCCAGCGCATAACACGGTATACCCCATCCAGAATGTCCAACGTCCGGTAAATCTCTTCTTCAGACTTTTTAAAGCCGCCATCAGCCGGGTTAAACTCTACTGACCCGTTTTCTTCTTTGAGCAGCACATAATTGAGCTGCCCATTCTCGCAATTCCAATCAAGGATTGACTCGGCACTGTAAAAGCAGACTTTTACCCGGCCGCCGCGTTTTTTGTAATCCTCCAGGCTTTCACCCTCGATACCCGGGTCTGCATCAAGCAATAAACCATAACGAGTTACGGCCAAGTGTTCCGCGTGGAGTTTTTTTGCAAACTCGACTATATTTGTTCCGCGCCCGTCCAGGTTGTCTAAGAGCGCCTGCTGCTTTTCTGTGACTTGTGACGGTACAGGCGGCTTTCGGAATGCCAAGCCCTTATAAATCCACATTGACGCCGATACCTTATTATCGACATGCGCGTAATTAATACGCGCGGCATAGTCCTCTTTTTTCTCGCCGACAAGCATCGGCAGGACTTCACAT